GTATACCGGAGTAAACTCTCCGACAGCGCTACCGTAGGGAGTCCTCGTTGCGCCCGTGACTATCCACGCGGAGTTTGTGGGGTCAAAAGAATGATGATTTAGACAGGTGTAACTTCCCCAGATATGATTCCCCAGAAGCTCCCCCGTCGCTGGGTCAAAAGCCCTGATCGGAGTATTCGCGGCAGAAGTTTGCAAAACCCCAGAGCTATCAAAGTAAGTCCGCCCAGCCGGTGCTGAGTAGTTATTGACGATATCTGACCAAGGCTTCTCAACTAAAACCCCACTGTCGAGTGCGCGATAACGGTCATTGCGATAATCCAAGTCCAGCGCGATGGCGTCAGCAATTGGGTTGGCGTCCAGCACCTTGTCCCACATGGGAGTCCAGATACTCATGCAACGGCCAGCCCGCTGGCGGTAAACACTACACCGGCAATGTCTGCCTTGGCTTGCAGGGGGGAGGCTGCCGAAGTGCGCAGCGTCGGGGTATTCAGGCGCAGCGCTTCGCCGGCCGGAATCAGCTTGGTGCCGCTGATGTCGCCTGTGCCATGGCGGATAACAACAACCGCATCGTTAAGCAGGTCAGTGTTCGACACGATGACGCCGGTAACGTCTGCGTCTTCTGCGACAACGCTGGTGAACGTGTCCACGGTATACGCGGTCAGCTTCCAAGTTTTCGGGGTCATTGCGTATATGCTCCATAGGTCAAGCGCCGTTCAAGGTCGGAGTCCGCCTGCGCCAGCGCGTCCAACGCTGCCTGCAGGCCGTCCACCGTGGCTATGGCCTGGGTGCCCGTGTGGGTCGCTCGATCGCGCAGCTGGGCATCGGTGGCGTTGGCCGTCGCACCAGCAGCAATCCCGGCTAGCTTGTTCTTTTCCGCGAGCGTGTAGGTTTCTTCGATGTCTAGATCGGCTTTTGTGATAACCACGTTGCCGGTGCGACCCTGCACAGTCGAAACGGCGTCCGTGTTGTCGACCTTGCCCCACTCGTCGTCGTTTGCGACAAGCCAGTCCCCTGTTGCGAAGGTGATACCGAACTGCGTGCCGGGGGCGCTGGCGATGTAGTAGTCGCCCTTCTGAGCGGGCGTGCCCGGCAGTGTCGGCGTATTCGTCGAAGCATCCCACAAGCCTTGGTAGCTCATCTGCCCAAGGATGGCGTCGTTAATCTGGTTCAGCGGCACTTTTGCGTTAGCGTCCAGCGTTGCAACGCCGTCCGCTACCGCCTTTTGGTCCAGCGGGATACGTGTTGCGGCTGACCCCAGCGCGTCATAGCTGCCACTCAGATTGACATCACCCGTCGCGCCGTCGACAGTCTGTACCGGTGCGGCGGCTGCCGCTTCCGCCGCCGTGGTGTACTGGGGGTGGGGATCCGGCAGAGCCTCGTGAGTGGCCACCGCGCCGCTGGCCGTGCCGGCCGCATCGTATCGCCCATCAGATTCAGTCTTGGTGTATCGGTCACCCAGCGCATTGTCGGTTGCGACCACAAATGCGCTGTATGTGTCCTGGTTGACCTTGAGCCCAAACCGCTCCATCAGGTCGAGCTGCTGGGTGATATCCCCTAGGATTGTGCCCCAAGGCCGGTCGATCACGCCGGCGTCCAGTTGGGTGCCGCCTTCCAGGGTCAAAATAAGGTGCCCATCGGCGCCGACCGAAGCAGCAGTAATGGTTGGTCCCACCCTACCCCGCATGCCGGCGCGAATAACCCGGCGCTCCGGGCCCTGCTTCACTGCAATGACGCGGCTCATTCTGTCACCTCAGCAGCAATCTCAAAGGGGCTAACGCCCACCAACGCGAACACGTTGCCGGCCGGGTCGATGACCTCGGCGTCCCACACCCCCACCATGGGCTGCAGCTGCTTGGCCGCGGCCTCATCCAACTTCAGGGTGAATGAGTGCTCTGCCGGGTCAACGATGATCAGGCCGTCCGGGTTCTGGGCAGGGTCAGAGTGAAAGGTCAGGGCAGCGCTGTCGTCGCCAACGCGCCGGCGCAGGGTTGCCCTGGCAGACCAGCCGGTGATGTCCTGGGGGGTTGGGTACCGAACGTGGCCACCGGCCGACCACTGGTGGCGCCAGCACGATCCCACAAGGTCGTTTATCTCGATGGTGTCGTCGTCGATCACCGTGGCCAGGTAGTCGCCGTTCAGCTCGTCAGGGCGTCTCACGCACTGGATCGTCACCGGCCATCCGTCCGGAATACCGTGGCCCGGCACACTTAACCGCACCGGCGCCAGCGACGGCACAGCGACGATATCGCAGTAGGTGAAGTGGTCTTCGGCGTACTGCAGGGCGAACTCAAGGGTCTTGCCCTGGTAAATGGTCAGCGGTACCTCGATCATTCAGGCTCACCCACAAGTCGACAACTGCGATGCAGCAGGAACAGCGCGTCCTGCAGCCCTTTTATTTGTGCCCGCTGGTCGTGGAGTCCAGCTTGTAGGGCTGGATAAGCTCGTTCAGCAGCGGCTGTAAGTCTTGGGGTTCCTGCATCAGCGCCGGATCCAGCGGCCCCGGCCTCACCGTCGTGCTCACAGGTGGCTGCGACACGCAGCCCGCAAGCACCAGTAGCAAGGCACTCATACAGATCCTCACGGTTCTTTTCGGCACTGGTCTTCTCCTGTAGGTAGGTGCTGGCGATCGCCGCCTGATCTTCTGTCAGCTCGCGCTGCAGGCGCAGGGTGGTTCGCAGCGATGCTGCCTGAGCGGTAGCCTGTTCAGCCTTGTCAGTCATTTGTGCCAGGTCTGCCCCAACGTCATTGAGCCGTAATGCGGTCAGCACCAGCAGCATGGCCAGAGCCCCGGCCACCCCAAGCAGAACCCGAGTCATTGAACGCTCCGGCACTTCTCATGCCGCTCCAGCTGTCGAGTCCAGACGCCCCAGCAGCGCCGGTTCGGCTGGCCGTTGACGAGGGTTGAGCAGTCGTAGCCGTCCGCTTTCCGCCAGCGCAGTAGCGCGTCGCAGGCCTGAACGTAGTTGCCTGCCAACAGCTCGCGCCGCATGCTCGATTCCCGCCAGTTGCCGATCCCGTACTGCCCAACAAAGTCCAGATACAGGTCGTACTCTTCCTGATACAGCTCCACACCCGGCAGTGATGCCCGAAAGCGCACCTCGTCCTGACTCATCAGGTTGCGCGCCAGCTGCTCACCCCGCGCGCGCGTAATCGGCGGGTCCGTCATCCTGACAGGTGTGCCATCCTCGTACCGGGTTGAGCCGTGGCCGATAGTGGGCACGTCGCCCTGGGTTGGAATCACCGGGCCGGGCGTGAACCCCTCAGACGCTACCCACCCCATGAAGCCGGCCGCACTGATAGTCAGCGCGCCGATGTACGTGCGCGCCCGGTTCATAGCTCGCACCTGTCATGCAGGGCGGCAATACGGGCCGCGCTTTCCGCCGTCTCCCGCGCTGTTCTGGCTGCACTCTCTGCGGCCTCGCGCTTATCACGACGGTGGTTGAAGTAGACGTTGAAGCCGAGGCCAATGAACGCGATGAGCACACTGGCCCAGCCGATCCAGTTGACCTGTGCCAAATACCCCACGATCCCTGTCACGGCGCCTCCCCAGGTAGCTTTGCTGGACACAGACACAACAACGCCCTCAACGACACTCTCCTGAACATGCGTCCCAACGTGGTTGCCCATGTACTTCCCCTACAAAAAAAACGCCCGGTTGTGGTGGTCGGTGTCTTCGCGCGTCAGGCGGCGCAGGTCGGAGTCGGGGCGCTCGCCGAAGTACCGCGTGAATAGCCGCTCGGCATCAACCGCACGGCCCAAGTCCATCGTTTCGGAGTCAGGTACCGAATACGCGCGCTTCAGCGCCCAATACACCAGGTAGGAATGGTGGGCCTGATGGATTTCCGGCTTCGTGCGCTCCGCCCTGAGCGGAAGCCGGTAGCCTTCCAGCTTCAGCTCACCGCTGCAGATCGGCGTGGGTACCACACGCACGCTGGTCTCGCTCTGCACCAGGTAGCGCGGCAAATCCGCCCGATCGCGCCAGTCCGGCATAATCGCGTCGAGTGCCTCCGTGCTTTTCAGCGCCAGCGGCTCACGTCGACTACTGCCCTCTGCCACCCAGCCGATATGGTCCAGCTCAAAGAGCGATGGGTGCAGCGGATACACCGACACACCGGCATCGATCTTGATGATGCAGACCGTCTGGTCATCAGCTACGTGCAGCAGGCGGCCACGAATCGCAGCCTCTTCCTCGGCCTCTTTCAGCCAGCGGAGCACGTCGTCGCGGTCGAACAGGTACGGCGCCACCGTATCCTGTGTCGACACCCGAAAATCATGCTCCAGCTCGCACCAGTCCATCAGACCAACCCGTACTGATCGACCATGCCAATGACCTGGCGGCGCAGCTCATCAACCTTCTGAGCCTGGTCCAGCTTCTGCCGGTAGTTGTTCATGGCGTAGTCAGTCAGCGCCTTCTTGGTCATCAGGCCGATCTGTTGCCGTACGTCCTGCAGAGCTGTCTCGTCCTTTTGCTCCAGCTCCTGCTTCGCCTTGGCCTTGGCCAACAGCTCGGCAGTATCGTCGGCGGAGTCATCCGCAGCCGGCTCGTCTACCGCTGGAATGGCAACAGCCACCGCAGCCTTGAACTGATCGGCATGCCGCAGGAACTTACGGCCGATCTCCGTCGGCATGTAGCGGACTTGGTTACGCTCAAAAGTCAGGCCAGTGCCGTACAGGTGGTCGGTGAATGTGGGCTTGCGGCCAATGTACTGCACGCCAACTTGCCCCACGGGGGCACCAGCCAGCCCGGCGCCAGCCTCCTTCGGCAGGTTGGCCAGCGCCTGCGCAACAGCCTCGTCCGCATCCGGCAGGTCTTTCAGCGCATGCACAACGCCACGGAACAGGTAGTCCTTGGACTTTTGCTCGATCGACAGCTCGTCATAGGGCAAGCAGCACGGGTGCTGCTTCTTCTCCGCGTCTTTAACCTCGCCATACGTCCAGCCGTCAGCCAGCTTCTGGGCCAGCCAGCTTTCATGCGACTGCTCAGGGGTGGCATCCGGGTTAGCCAGGTGCATTTCCACGCCAGCAATAGCGGACTTCTTCTGCCAGTCCGGGGCGTCCTCCCAGCTGGGCTGCGAGTCGTCGCCAATCGACATGCAGTAAGCGAGATTGATCATGTGCGCGACGCGCGCGATCACAAGCACGTTCATAAGTGGTGCTCCAGAGAAAGGGATAAGAGAAAGGGGCCGGAGCCCCTTTCGTCACCGGCTCAGCGCGGGCCTTGCAGCTCGCCGATCACCAGCACGTCGATCTGACTCACCTTGGCGTTATTCTCAACGGCCGTAGTCAGGACCAGGCGTGCAGGCTTCGGCAGAGTCACCAGCGCCTTGGCAGTATTCGCACGCAGTCGCGCAGCGGTCGCCAGGTTCAGGCCGGCACCGAAGTAGCCCGGGTCCTGCGGCACCTCGGCACTGTCCACACCGTCCTCGTACACAAAGCCCAGAGAGCCGGTGATGGTGGCGGTCATGCCGGTGCTGATCAGCAGCGAAGCATCGTCCAGACGCATGCCCGCCGGCAGCGGCCCCAGGTCGACAACATCACCCGAAGCGATGGCGGCACCAGAGTTGGAGTTCTCAGCAGCACCAGCGGCGTTGGTTTTCAGCTTGAAAGCCAGCGTGGTGGTGTTGCCATAAGCGCCAGCGGCACCGCCGAACTGGCGGTTGCCAAACTGATCGATCTTTACGTTGGCCATGAGCGGCCTCCTTAACTTGGTTGCGAGAAGGCTGGCCGGGGGTGCCGGCCAGTCAGATCAGCTACGGGGCCGGCGAATTGGCACGGCTGTGTCGATGACGGTTGCGCCGTAATCGGTGAACTCGGTCCCGCGGCCCGTATCGACCGCAAAGCGGATCTTGGAGATACCGCGAACAGCACCAAGCAGCAGCTCAATCTTGTCGCCGTGATCAAGCTCCTTCTCACTCCAGAAGAACGGCATCTTGGACTTCCGGTGTGATGCCAGCGCCTCTGCCACAGCCTGGCCACCCAGCAGAATGGAACGGTCGATGGCGAAGTTGTCACCAAAGCTATCCGGCACCACGCAGGAGGCTTCGGCTTCACTATCGTAAGCGGTGCAGTAGCGGATGGTGTCACCCTTGTAGAAGCGAATCGGCTTCGGCATCTTGACGATAAGCACGCCGTTCCACAGACCAACCTCGCCCAGGAACAGGGGGTGCCCCTTGGCCTGCTGAGCGCGCGCCATGGCGCTGGCTTGCAGCTGCCGGAAGTTCGGATCAGCAGCAAACAAGTTGTACTGGGTAGCAGAAACCAGCAGCACGCGCAGCGGCGAATCCGTTGCGGCCGCATCACCTTCAAAGTGGACAGGCGGCGGAGGCAGCGCGATATCGTCGATAAAGCTGCGGATGCCATCCACGGTATCCATCTTCAGCAGATCAGTGGTCGCCAGGTCGATTTCACCGGCATTAACACCGAACTCCTGAATACCGTTACCACCGTCGGCCATGAAGTGACGGTTCTTGGTGGGGGCTTTTACGCGGTTGACCATGATCTTGGCAAAATCACGGTGCGTTTCCACCGGCACCTTCCACTCGATGTTGTCTTGATAACCGCGCGCACCTGCCATGTGAACCAACAGCGACTGGTCAACATAGGCGTCCATCTGAGCCTGCGCAACCGGGCGTCCCAGGCGACGGAAGTCCGCGGGGCTGCGAATTTCGGTCATGGTGTCGCCGAGGTCAATCGGGAAACGCGCCTGGTTCACGCGCAGCTTGTCCTCAGACAGTTTCATGCCAACGCCACGACCTTCGGCGTACTCGCTGCCCATGATCGGGTAACCGCCAGTGGGATTGAGCAGGTGAAAGGTCACTTCTTCACCTTTGCCCTTCCCGAGATCCTGGCAACGGACAATCGGCATGTGCTGAGTGGACTGTTTGCGCAAAGTCGCCTCAGCGCCCTTGGTGCCCTTGGGCATCTTGCCGGTCAGGCGGTTCAGCGTGGTGTTGCGCTGAGTGTGGGTTGCGAACAGGCCTGCGGCCTGATCGACCATAGCCTGCGGATCACCGTAAGCCATGTGGGTTTTGTCAGTCATAGCGTTCTCCAGCTATTGGCGGGCCGTCACAGGCTCCGATTCAAATACGCTTCGATCTGCTCGGGCGACATGTCCTCCATCGCCTCAAGCCGATCAGCAGGGCTCATGCTGTCCAGCGCTTCAGTTCGGCTGCCCGGCCCCGGCTTGCCACCCGGAATATCCGAGAGGCTCGCCGGGACGGACGGCTTCACATTTGCGATAGCTGCTTTGGCCTTGTCCCGCACATCGCCTTCCTGGGCATCGCCGGGCGCGGCCTGAGACTTGCCAGTGGCCTGCTTGAAGTCGTCAAACAGCTCAACAACATCCTTCGCAGTGCCGTTATCGAGAACGTCACGGTAAGCGGCGCGGACAGCGCCAGGGCGAGCGTTAATCCAGTCATCAAGCTCCTTGCTCTCGACCAGAGAATCCGCGTCAGGGTGCGCTTCCAAGATGGTCTTGAAGTGCTGTTCCTGAGCGGCCAGCTCACCCTTCTGCTGGATCGGCTCAAAGCGCTTTTCCAGCTCGGCAAGGCGGTCGTTAAAGGCCTTATCCAGACCGGTAAACTTGTCCTGAATGAGGCTACCAATACCCTTCACCAACGCCTCTTCCGAGAAGTCACCGAAGATGTTCGGGTCAATACCGGCGTCCATCGCCTGTTGTGCTGCATCCAGCAGCTTGTCTTGCCCCGTTGGCGCCTCGCCGTTGTCCGCACGCTCTTGAGCGGCAGCCCGCAGCTTGTCCATTTCTGCATTGGCCGCATCCAGTTGCTCCTGCAGTTGCGCGGCTTGCTGCTTGCTTGTCGCCGCAGCCTCCCGTGCATCCACCAGCTTCTGGTATGCGATGGTGTGCTTGCCGTCTTTGGCCTGAATAACCGCGTTGTCGGCATTCAGCTCCGACTCGTCCGGCTCCTGGGCCTGGCCTGCATCACCCTCACCGTCATCTACCGCTTGGCTTGCTGGCTCCGCTTCAAGGGTGGCGTCGGGCTCGCCACCTGGTTCCGGCGTATCACCACCGGTATCGCCCTCATCGGCCAACTCCAAGAGTCGGGCCGCTTGTTCGGCTGTCAGCTCGCCGCTTGTCTCGAACTGCTGGTAAATCTCATCTGTTTCAGTTGCCATAGTTTTCCCGCCACATATCGCCGTAGCCGCCAAAAGGGATTCAACGAAAACCCGGTTCGGGTTCGTGCAAGGGAATGGTCGTGCAGGAAGGAAAAACGCTCTAACCCTACAGGGGGTCGGCAAAAAGAAAGGGGCCAGAACTGGCCCCTTGTGGTGCTACTGCTCGCTGCGCAGATACTCCAATCGGCGATCAATCAGGATGCCGTCAGCCGCCCTCTCCTGGTTCGACTCCCGGGTGTTCACCGACCGAATCAGCGCGCTGTTAGTGATCCGCACTGCTGGGTAGCGCTTGTTGAAGTCAGCAATGCGCTCCCTGATCCCCGGCAATGCCTCCGTGTCGCCGGTGCGCACGGCAAGCGCGTAGCGATTGAACAGATACTGTCGCTCACCCTTGATCCGCATCTCTGCGTTCTTCAGCGCGTTGTTCTGGTCGTAGCGCTGCGCAATGTGCGCCGGCATGAACCCAAGGGCCTGCGCCAGCACACCCCACCCGCCAACCTCATCCAGCAGCGAGTAGCCGTTGAGCGATTGCACGCCCTCTTCCGAGTACCGGACGGCCCGCAGCAGATCCTTGCCGGCCTTGGGCAGCATCGTTTCAAAGCCGCGCATCACATGGCCTTCGCCCATCATGCTTGCCCCGGTAAAGGCGTTGGCCACCATGGCCGGGGCAGCGCCCAGCACCTGTTCTACCCAGTACACATAGGCATCACGGCCTTCCACCTCGCGGTTTGGCGAGAAGAACCAGAGGTGCCCCATACCAATCCGGTCTGTCAGGTTCAGGTCTGCCAGCGTCCCCGGGGCGCCCTTGAAGAAGGCCGCAGCAACATCCTCACCCAGCGCTTCGGTCACCGCCCGCTTGATCTTGTCCTCTGCAGTCCAGGGGTCATCGTCATCGTCCAGGGCATTTAGCAGCAACAGCAGCGCCTGAGCGCCAGGCACACCCAGCATGCCGGCCATCAGGGCAAACATGCCGTAGATACCAGCCAGCCGGCGCTTTGCCTCCGCGCGCAGCTCAGGGGATTCCCCCTTGAGCGACTGCCGGATATCGATGACCAGGCGAGACAGCATGTTGACGCTGTGCTGGCGGAACACAAGCAGCACCTTGGCGGTATCGCTCTGCATGAAGCGCGCGCGGTTACCGCTGGAGTAGTCGAAGTGGATAGTCCACGTCAGGTCCGCAGCCTCGTTGATAGCGTCCGCGTGCGATCGGCCGGCAGCTCGGGCCATGCGATACGCGGCGATCGAGGTAACCTCCCGGTTGTATCGCTCCGCATTATGGAAAGCCCAACTGATGATCCCCATCAGCTTATGGCGCACCGGGCTGTACTCGGCGCCGGTTTCGCCAACCCCGGCAAGGTCATGGGCCTGCGTCTTGTCGATCAAGCCAAGCCGCATGAACTCGGCAAAGGCCTCCTGTTCCTCGCCGGTCAGCGCCCGCTCAAGATGGCCCTTACCCTTGATAAAGTCCCGCGACGCCTTCAGCAGCTCACTCATGGCTTTGGCTTCGCTCTTGTAGCGCGCACCCAGCACCGGCACACCCAGCATGAACGTCTGGGTGGTGTTCACCATGGCCGCCGCCGGCGTGATGCCCAGCTGGTAGGTGAACGCAGCCGAAGTAATGGTTTGCGCAACCCGGCTGCCTTTCGGGTTCATAACCCACTCATGGCGCCGGCGCAGCTCGTTGGCGATGGTCATCGCATCCACCGGGTCGGTGGCCGCCTGGGCCTGCTCTTCCACCACATCAACCAGCTCGTTCATTTCCAGGCTGTGCTTCAGCCGAGCGATCTGATAGGACGAATGGAACATCGAGCTGGCAAAGGCCCGCAGCGCATCATCGCTGTAGCCGCTCACCTTCTTCCGGTGAATGAAGCCCTTGCGCATAGAGAAGTCCGGCAACGTATCCAGATAGAGCTGGTAAACCTGATCGGCAATCTCATCGGCATTGGGCAAGCGTGACACCAGGTCCTGAATATCCGACACAAAGCCAACATCAACCGCGCCCTCCAGCTCCTGCTTGATCGACTTACGGCCAACCTTCACTTTCATATCGGGGTACTTCGCCCGCATCTGCTCGGCAGCGTCCTCCATTGCCGCCGCCGACTCGAACATGCTGAACGACACCAGCTTTTCACCGTCACGCAGCGCCACAAAATAATCGCCAAAGCGCTTCAGAGGAAAATACGGCTCATCAATGCGCATGCTCTCAAACTTCTGCCGCAGCAACAGTACCTTCGACGTAGTCCCGGCCTCTGCCGCCCGCATACGGCCACGATACCGCTTCTCCGCCGCATCAATCGCTTCCTGTAGATCGTCCCCGGTCAGCTCATCCCGGGCTTGGGTAATCTCGGCGTTGCGCTCCCGGCGCGCCCGGCGCTTGGAAAACTCAACGCTACGGATTACGTTCTGCTCGATCGCGCTCTCCAGCGTCTGGATCTGCTCCTGATACGCATCTCGCACCTCGTTGAACAGCACCTGCTGCTCTGCTGGCAACGCCTCAAAGCGCTTACGCAGCATCTGGTACTTCACCCTGTCAGCCTCATCCTTGCGCGGCTTGCTGGGGTCAATGCCCTCAACCGTAGCGTCGTGCATCAGTTGATCCAGTGCGCGATCGGCAGTAACGCCTTTACCCAGCAGCGCCTTGGCCTTGTCGCCCAACGTGCCGGAGATCAGACGCTGCTTGAGCCAGGCCTGAGCAATGGCATCGTATTTGGTATGCATCTCGTTGCGATCGGCATCCATGGCCCGCTTCTGGTCCATATAGCCATCAAGGGCAGTCATCCCCTTCGGCGCAAAGTCGCGCAGATACATCAGCGGCAATGCGCCAAGGCCCGCTGGCTTAAGGTCAGCCAGCTTGCCCCGCAGCATCTTGGTCAGGCTCTGCCCCAGCGCAGAACTCGCAATGCCTCGCGGCATGTTGGATGGCGCCAGGCTGAAGCGAATATCAGGGTTATCTGACTCAAGGTCAGAGCCGCTCAGCCCGCCCTCGGCCGACGGGTCTGTGTCCATGTAAAAGGCTGGGCCAGCGTCGTTGCGCACGTTATCAGCGGTCACAGCTGCTTGGCGTGCGCGGCGCAGTACCAGCGCCAAGTCGGCGGCATCAAGTGTTGCCAGCTCGTCGTATCCCTTACGCCGGAACCAGTCACGTACCAACGCATACCACTCCTGCAGCACGCGCTTTAGGCTACCCGTTGATTCGGCCATGTGCGCCAGCAGCTCATCCATGATCAACGCACCGCGCTGCCGGTTGGTCAGCCTGTCGTCGTTGAGCGCGCCGGTAATGTAGTGGTCGATGTTAAAGCCCTGTGCCTGGGCAATGGCCTGCACGCCCTTGATGCCGCCAACCTTCGGCAGCATGCGCACCAGGTGCGCCTCCAAGTCCTTGCCATAGCGCTGACGCAGGCCATAATGGGCGTAGAATTCATGGAAGATAGCGCGCTCCACATCGCGCTCAGTCGCAAACCGACGGTCAACCAAGTAGGTCTTACCACGCCAATGAACCGCCTTCACATCGCCTGGCAGCGCGCCCTGCGCCGCAGCCGCATCCTTAATCGCCTGCGGCAGCTCTTCCCAGGACGCGAACACAAAACGACTGGCCACGGTGGGTTCTGTTACAAGCCGAATGGCGACCTGCTCTACATCCCCCCGGCTGAGCGTGTTGCTGACAGCGCCAGCACCAACAGGCCGGCGGGAGAATAGCGCCACCCCACCCTCCTGCTCGCGCGTCTCAACGGTCGCAAACAGCTTGTCGAATGCCTCGCTCACCGGGCCCTGCTCATCAGGGGTCAGATACGGATAACGCTCAGGCGAGCGTGAAAACTCTTCCAGCGTCGTGACGTTGGCTAGGTAGTCATTGCGCGCGCCCTGATCGGCCAGCTTGGCAATAACGTAGGTTTCGAAGGAGCGCGCCCCGCGCTCGATAATCTGCGACCAGTAGCCGCCCGGCGTCTTGTCCAGAGAGCTCGCACGGATCCGCATCGGCGAGTTGTCCAACGTCTCGACCAGCTCTGCAAAGGCACGCTCCACTTCCGGCCTTACGCCTTCAGGGTGCGACGGGTCCGGCTGCCAGGCAGCCGGGTCGTAATACCCCGCCGCCGGGTGGTTCTGGTGGTACCGGTTCAGGGTAGCCAGCGTGATCGGCTGGCCCCGCCCAGACGTGTGCACATACAGCGGCTCTGGCCGGTACGTGACAAAGTTGTTTCTCAGGTACTCGTTCTGCGCCGCTTTACCGCGGCCCTTCATCGGCACTTCACCGCCACGCTTGCGCGAAAAGTAGTTGTCCAGCGCATGAAACCACTCATGTGCCAGGCTGCCGGCGCCCTTCGTTTTGGTCAGGTTGATAACCACCTGGTCTGGCTCAAAGTGAGCAGCAGCCCACCCGCCCTTACCGCGCGAGCCAAACCCGATACCCAGCGTACCCTCAAGGCTGAGCGCCTTCGGTGGCACACCCACGACGCCCGCCAGATCCATAAAGGCGTCAAAGGCCTCATTCAGCATGCCCTGGCGTTCACGCCCTCCCTTACCCTGGCCAACCCAGTTGCCAAACTCGACACCACGAAAGCCAAACGCTTCCAGAAACTGCTCTGGCGTCACGTCCTGGCCTTCGCGGTAGTCCTCGCCCACCCTGGGAGCATTGGACCGGCGCCGGGTATCGCTGCGGGTTACGTTGTCGCGGTTCTTCACCGCCTCCCAGGCTTCGACCAGCTGAGCATGGCTTTCCTGCAGATAGGCCTTGGCAGCGTTAACGTCGTCAAAGTCCTTGAGGTGGCGCTTTTCCTTGTCACCGTCCTTGATGATGAACGCCCGACCAGTGTAAGCGCTGCTGTAGATCGCAAACTTCATTTCCTGCGTAGGCGCGGAATCAGGCGCAAGGACCTTCTTGATGTCGGGCAACGCACTGTCCATCGCGTCATGCCCACGGAACACCTGCCGGCGCTTATCGATTTCCACCTCAAACCACGACCCCGGCACCATTTCACCGTTCTCGCTGTACCGGCCAGTTCGGTGCTCAACCCGCCCCACACGCGGCCACTGCGAGCGCTCTACGGCTGCCAGCAACTCAACCTTGTTGGCAAATGAGCGCAGTGCTGGGCTTGCCTTGCGCAGCTCAGCAAGCGACACGTCAAAACCCAGCGACGCCAGATGACCCAGGGTCAAACGTGCCTCTTTGATCTTGGTTACCCACCGCTGCACCTTGTAAGCAACACGCGGCTTCGCCGGAATCTCAGACCGCAAAGCCCAATACGCAGCAGCGTGAAACGGGTCATCAATCTTGTCGATTTCACCCTTCGGCCAAAGCTCGCTCAGGGTGCTGGCGGCAATGGCTTCATCGTCCATGCTCTCAAGCCGGTCACGCACAGAGCGAAGCTCGTCCTTACGCGCGCCGCCCAGCTTCTCCCCGGCATCCTCAACAGCCTCCGGCTCCTTGGCCGCCACCTTCGGTTTGGCCGGCGGTTTTGATGCCGGTGCAGGGGCCTGCGCGGTTGCCTCGGCAGGCACAGGCGTAGCTTGCGGCTCAGCTGGGGGTTCCTGCACGGTTTCGGCGGTAGCGTCTTCAGGCTGTATGCTGGCTTGCGGCTCAAACAGGTACATTTCCGCGCTGTCTTTGTCTGCCGGGCTTGGCTTGGCCCGGTTTGCCTCAAATTGGCGCAAATTGAAGTCGTCGCCTCTTGCTCTCGCTTCATCGACTGCATTTTCCATCAGCCACTGATCTACGCGCTTCACCGTATTGAGTGACTTGCGATGATTTTCAGTATTGATCTTCGGGAACGGAGTGGTCTCTCTACCTGTCGCCGTTAACACCGTTTCTCCCGCCTCCAGCATGTCGCCAACCATGCCGTACCTTGGCTCCGTGCGAGCCGGCACCTTATCTCTATCCCTGCCGGTATCCTGTTGAGCCGGTCCGGCTGGCTCCGCCACCGTCGCTTCGGAGGGCTGGCTGGCTTCTGGCTCTGGATCTGGCTCAACACTCTGAACGGCCGGCGCCGCCTCGGTCACACCGTCAGCCAGCTCTGAACTCGGGAACTCACGGGCCAAAGGCAACAACTGCTCGATCGGCGCGTTCAGCCGAATCGCCTTTACCACTTCACCTGCATCGCGCTTAGCCATCCACTGATGGTGGCCATCAAGCACATAACCATCCGCAGACACCAAAATCGAGCGATCGCCGCCCTCAAATTTCTTGGCCCGGGCCACCTTCTTGCGCGAGAACTCGGCCTGGGTTGGCCGCAGCTCAGCAGCAGGCATTTCAGTCTGCTCATGGCCCACGTCGCGGGCCTTGAGAAAATTCACCATCGCGCCCCGGTGCTCGGCCTTGATTTGCGGCATTTCCGCGCGGGGAATCTGTAGCGTGCCCGACTCAGGGGTGAAGCGCGCCCAATCGCCATCGATATCAGCGCCCGCAATAGAAGCAATCGACTCTTGAGGCGCGCCGGCAGGTGCTGCAGGCAGCGGCAAAGCAGACTGCTGTGGAGGTGGCACATCTGCCTGAGCGGCAGCGGTGGGCTGCGGCGCCGGGGTAGACGCTGTCGGGACAACGCCTTTCACCACCCCAATTTGCCGGCGCACCTGCTCCAGTTCGGCCATAGCCTTAAGGCGCTCAGCCGTAACCACGGCATTCCAGCCGTTCTTGTCACCCTGAATAGTCAAATAGGCAACGCGGTTACTCAGGTCCGTTTCGTCCTGCCACAACGCATGCAGCTGTCGGGCGCGGCGGGCTTTGTCGACCAGTGCCGGCTCAGCCTCAGTGTCCGCAGCGGATTCAGGTGTGCCCGCCTCGGCCTCAGCTTCAGCCTCCGCCAGAGCAGCGGGTGCGTCAGCGTCGGTTGGTTGATCAGCAGGTTGCGGCAGCACAGCGGGCGACCGAGCCGCAGCTGCGGTAAGGCTGCTGGCACTATCCTGCTGCGCCGGCAAGGTGCCTGGCGCTGCGCTCTCTTCTGGCTCTGATGCCAGGCTCTGGGCTGCCGCAGACAGTGCGCCATTTGCAGGGTCGGGCAATTCCACCGGTTCCGGGTTCGGATTCTCAGGCGTAGCCATTGGGCG